CACGTGGTTAGGCAGATAAGTTGCTGCAATAGTCGTGGCTGCTGTAATTGTTGGGCTATTGTTTGCTGAAGTTGCTCCATGATTGTGTTCTGCTAACTCTGCAACTGTTAGTGCATGAGTCTCTGTACCTGCTACGTCACTTAGTGTTCGTGCTGTAAGTCCAGACGTTATTGCGTTAGCGGCTCCTGTATGATTACCTACAGGTGCCCTTGAACGCATATCGGGAAGTTTTACTGTATTGGTTCCCCAAACAGCACTACTTGCATTCCCCCAGTCGCTTGACTCTTTTAAGAGGTTAAATAATGCTTGATAAGTAGCACTTTGTTTATTACCTTGCGACTGACCTATTGTGTCACCGTTACAGTACAGCCAACCTGCAGGAGGTGAGTTACCTGCCGCATTCCCTGCATACATCCTCATCTCACCAGTAAAACCTGAATAGTTGTTTGATCCACTAACAGTAGAGATAAGGCTTACTGTATCTGTAGAGGCATTACCAGCAACAATGTTACCGTTGAATGTAGACAGTCCTGTAACACTTAGTGTTCCGTCTACAGTCAGTCCTTTTGTGCTGGTGGTCTGTAAGTTAGTGTTATCATTAGACTCAAGTACAATGTTGGCTGTACCTGTATTGCTAAGGTGTCTAACTTCGTTTACCTTTAGTGTACTCATTCTTCTCTATCCTCTTGTTTTTGTTTACGTTTATCCCTGTAGGGATTACCGTTGCCTGTCTTTAACTTTTTCTTAGCCATTGTATTATACTGAAGGTATGTATATAAGACCGTTTTTATAAACTGTTTTACCTTTTTCTTTAACTGCTGTCATTACTTTTCCTCTGTTCTCTATCCTATTAAAGGAACAGTGTACCCAACCATCTCTAGGATCATTACCCGGAAATTCAAGTATTAACTGGTCAAACTTCAGGTTGTCTTTAATCCATTCTGCTAGTTTAGAGTTATGTACAGAATTAGCTTCAAAGTCTGCCGCTTGCCCTTTTACATGCTGACTCTTGTCTCCTGAGCCTATTGCACGATTAAGTTCTAGCACCCTTAGTCCTGAGTTAATTGAGATAGAACCAAACTTCTCTCTACAGGGCTGTAGTACCATTGATGTAAGTACTGCTAAACTTATAAGCTGTTCCTCGTTTGGGACATTCTTAATGCCCTTTCTTATTGCTGTCTGGCTACGTGTTAGTTCTCGTAGAGAAAAATTAGCACTCAGTTTCATTAGCTTAGAAGTTCTTTTATGTTTTTAAATGTATTTTCAGGCATTTCCTCTATTGCTGCATCTAGGAGAGCCTTCTGTGTGTCATCAAGGTTATCGTCTATAGCTTTAGTTACGTGCTCCACAGCAAGATCCTGTGCCTTGTCTAGAATAAGACTCTTAATTATGTTAATCAGGAAAATTGGATTCATCTTCATCTCCTTCTTTAGTTGTACGTGGTGGTGGTAGCAGATTAGCTTCTGCTTCTTGGTGTAGATCACCGCCAGACTCAAAATAGAACTTAGCTATACCTGCGAGAATTGGGATGAACGCCCCGATTAGTATATTCAATAAATCCTTGCTGGACGTAGCCATTTCATCACTTGCCATCATCATTACGTGCACTATGTAGCCAAAGATTGACATTGCAACTATAGCAATAGCAAACCTAGCATAGAACCTTACTAACTGTATTTTATCATTTACTGACATTTTTTTCGACATAAGTAGTTGTTAAAGAATTTAGCACTTTGCTATTCTGGTTGACCTGAAACTTAATCACCTTTACGTCACCGCTTAATTCACTGACATTTATTAGTAACCAAGAGACACTAGCGACTATAAGGCTACCTACTACAAGTAGCACGTTGTTAACACTCATTGACTTCTCCATTAATGTTTCCTTCCACTGGCACCATTACCTATGTAAATCCTTATGTCTGTTAAAGTTGTACGCATAGAACCTATGTCTTTCCACACATCATCAGAGTCACCTTGCATGTGTATAATTGCTTGTTCGTTCTTTAATGATTTATTTTCTAATTCTAAAAGTAACTGAAACATCCACGCTACTGTACCTACTAAGGCTATGCTAACAAGGGGTGCTAGAGTCTTATAGATTTGATGTTCGGACACCGATTGTATATCTTTATGTATTGCCACCTTTTTCCTCCTTTAAGTCTTCTTCGTCTTTTATTTGTTTCCTTACCTTATTAGCCCAATCTTCTCCAAGATCAGAGTAGTGCTCATTCCAACAGGGGATTTCAAATAATCCTCCGTTTTCTTTGTATAGGACCATCCTGTTTGAGTCCTCATAGTACTTATGACCTATAATCTCTTGCTTTTGCCACTCACCTTTAAGCTCTTTCCATTTAAAATTATAGACTATATATGTCTGTTCTGCGAGTTCTTTTTCCATCTGTCTCCATTAGTTAATTGAACTGGTTCGGTCTGTTCTTGTTCTATTGGACAGGCCGTCTTTAGCATTTCCCCTGTTGCTCTAGTCTGACTAGGAGTTATTGCTAGGAACTCCTTTTTTGTAAAAGTTTTTCTCATTAGGTCTACGTAACAGTCACAAAGGTCACGATATATAAATGGCATAACTTTTAGCTTATGAAACTTATGGCTACACATCTGCCACATCTCTCTTACGTCCTTAGTAGGATACATCTCATTAGCCTTACTTCCTATGGGACTAAGTAAAATAAGTGATAGTGTGATGATTATTAGTTTTAACTGTATCGCCATACTGTTGGTCTTGGTGCTTCTTCTGGTGTTAGTGCATCCATATGAATAAAATTCTTAGAGATTCCTATTCCGGTCATATGCTTTTTTGCTATCCTGTAGAGCTTTTTAGAGTCACTTCCTGAAATTAAAATATCTACAGCCTTGCCTTTTGTGTGTGGCCCGGAACCATCTTCAGATGCATGAATTGATACGTTACGATTATGGTTATGACACCTGTATCCTGATGTTATCTTTAGTCTGTTAGTGCTTTGACTATACCATTCATCTTTTATTTTCTCTAACTTTGACATAAAGTCCTTATCCATAAGGCAAAGTCCACATCCGCACTTACAAACTAGCTCACCCATATTATGCAATGGTTGCCATGTTAACTTATGTGCCAGTGCTACTTCAGGAAGGATAGCTATTCCCCCTAGGATAACTGACTTGATAAGGCTCCGGCGCAGAATAAGGATAAAACCTTATTTAGAAGGCCAAGTGATATTATCAACGTCTGCATTGTCTTCCGGCACATCTCGTAGTGCTTCCCTATATGCAGTCATATCAGCGGTTAGTGTACCGTCTGACAGTGCCAAATAGTCAGTCTGACTAAGTCTTCTGTCTCTTTCTCTACGTACTGCTGTCCATTTGTCTGCCAGTAATCGGGCATTTTTGTCCGAATCATTCCCTGAGAAGTGGGTCTGTATCACAATGTCATTACCATCAATATCCTGACCTGTGACTGCACTTACTTTGGAGTCTGACCATTTGATGTTGTAGACTCCTTCTGCTTGGTAATCTTCCAATTGAAAAAGTCTTGCCCAAACATCCTCATCCGTACATTCAACGATTGTGAAGTCTTCAGAAGGGTATGTAATCACATCATTGCCATCATCATCCTGAGATGTGATTGTTGCTAACCATGTCCAGTATTCAGACTTGCTTAATTCTTTTACTAATCTCCTGCACTGCCCCTCTGTTTCGTGAACTGTCTGGAGGATGTTTGATTTATGTGATATGTACATTATTTCAACCTTGTTATTTTAAAATGATTATCATGATGCCCTCCTGTACCATATTCACCTTTTAGCTGTACATAATCTCCACGTTTTAGATATACGTCATTACTAAGTGTGACAGCTTCGTTTGTACCATTTGAATAAGATTCTACTGCTGTAGCCCCATTGACCAGTATATTAAAATCATGTGCATTGTTTGTTCTAAGCTGAACATGAAGAGAATATAACCCACCGACTAGACAAATTACTCTATCGTAAGCAATAGCAAAATCTTTATTTAAAAAGTTTATGCCATGAAGTGAGGTAGTCCCTCTCCATTCATCCAGCACTACTATAGTAGTCCAATTAGTGAGGTTGTCTGTAACGGTTTGTAGGCAAGCTGGCCCAATATATCCCACATCCCTAGTCACCTCATCCCATGTCTTACCATTTGGAGTAACCACTAGATTAGTCTGTTCCATGTTTCGATCACCTCCTACTAACTCATGCAGGAAGGGTGTTTCAAAGCTCTGATAATGTGATGATGTGTGG